TCGCTATCGGTACAGATAAGAAAACTGTACGTATCAGCACCAACTACCGTATTGAAGATGCAGGAAACGATGTTGACTCTCAAATCGAAGCATATTTATATGAGACTTTGAAACCTGTGCTGACTCAAAACATCACTCTAGCTACCTTTATCGACCGTGACAATCACACTGGTGGTAGTATTGTAAGTTCTCAAAAAGTGGGTCCGAGTATCGCAGACGATATCAAAACAGGTGCCATCTATTCCGTAGTACTGGCTTTGATCGCTATCGGTCTGTATATCTTAATCCGTTTCCGTAACATCGCATATAGTATTGGCTCTATTGTAGCTCTATCATGCGATACCATCATGATTATCGGTGCTTACTCATTGTTATGGGGTATCGTTCCATTCTCACTGGAAATTGACCAAACGTTTATCGGTGCTATCCTGACAGCTATCGGTTACTCTATCAATGACAAGGTGGTAATCTTCGACCGTGTACGTGAATTCTTCGGCCTGTATCCAAAACGTGACAAACGTCAGTTGTTCAATGATTCATTGAATACTACACTTGCACGTACT